AAATCAGGATGCTCAAGGACTGGCTGCCATTTTTTTTCGTGAGTTTCGGATAAGTACATTATTTTTCTCCCTTTTCCCTTGAATTAAGATATTTTAATATCTTTTGTTTTGCTTATAGCGGCAGTGTAAGCAGCCATTGCTTTTGATAAGTCTTCATTTGAAGACACACCATCAGCCGCCACATCATCTAAAGTCTCATCTTTTGATTCTTTTTTTCCAAAGTACGATTCTTTAATAGTCTCACACTTTTTCTTAAAATCTTCGCTAGTTGAGTATTCAATTTCTTCAGCAAGTTTAGCAAATTTTTCTTTTTGAGTGTCTGCTAAATCATTTGCAACTTCAGCCATAACTTCGTTTTTAGTTTTGTCTGCGTTGTCTTTGTTTAGTTCAACATTCTTTTCAATTTGCTCGTTTAACTTTTTATTCAGTTCTTCAATTTTAGTTGCTTGCGCTTCTAAAACGTCATACTTCTCATCTGGAACATCAATATAATGTTCAGAGAAAAGTTTTTTAAGACCTGATATAAAGTCTTCAGCAATCTCGCCTTTAATGCCTCTTTCAAGAGCGATTTCGTTTTCTTTCATCCACTCTTCAACGACATAAGACAAGTAAGAATCAACTTTTTCAGTTAACTCTTCTTTTGCTTTTGCACTTTCTTGCTCTAATTTGTTGTTGTAATCTGCTTCCATTGTTTCAGCAATTTCTTTTACTTTAGTTCTTATCGCTGATTCAAATATAGTTGCAGCCTTATTTTTAAATTCTTCTGATAAATCATTTTCGCCAGATACTAGAGCGTCAACGTGTTCAGATACATCTATGTCTTCTTTTTTATAAGAAGCTTTCATCATATCTTTTTTGTCTTTCTTCTCCATATCTTTTGAAGCGTACATACCCATACCCTCTTTTTTCTCTTTACCTTCATCTTCAGATTTTTCTTCGTCTTTCTTTTGATGTTTTTTAAGAGCGTCAAGAGCAGCTTTTGGCATTTCGCCTTCTTTGATTTCAGAACCTTCTTCAGTTTCGTCTTGCTCTTCTTTTAGTTTTGGCATTGCGTCAGCAGCACCAGCACTTTTTTGTTGAGCGTCACCAGAAACTTGTTTAGTTTTTTTCGTAGCGTCTGGATTTGAATCTGTTGGTTTAACAACCGCTGGACCTAAATCCTCAGCATTGTTCATTTTTGCAATGTGAGAAGGTTCAGCCGCAACAGCATTCTTCTTCGGAGCGTCAGCTTGTGGGTTAGCACTAGCTTCTACTACCGCTTCTTTTTCCAAAGCCTCTACTTTATTGTCTGTCTCGGCCATTTAGAAATCTCCTTTTATTATTTAAAATAAACGTTTATTTTATTTCTCTATATGATATTTATAATATTAGAGATTTTTAAGAAAGGATTTAAAGACTTCCGCCTTGGCCTCTGCCAATTTGATAGACTTTGCTTTCTGTATATACTCTTTATATTCTTCAATATCTCTCTCTTTTATAATACCATTATCCCATACCCACTCTTTATTTTCCATAATGCCTTCTACAAAGGCGTCTGGAGCGCTTGGGTCTGCAACAATGTCAGCGGCTGTAGCTAAGTAGAAGTCTTTTCCTACATAGTTTGCACCGTTCTTTTGAACCAAGGATCCCATACCTCTTGAAGATACGCCTAATTGAGCGCCTTCATCAATAAGACTTTTAACAATCTTACCGTAAGGTGTTGACATCACTTTGGCTTCACCCATAAAATTTCTACCATCTGGTGTTAGAGCGGTTACCATATGTGATACTCTCTCTAAATTAACCGTAGGTCCATCTGGATGTCCTAGTTCACCGAATGCTCTGTTTTTTTGGATAAATTCTCTGTTATATCTGTTGACTTCTTTCGCTAGAATATCGTTCTCGTATATTCTTCCATTTCTATTTTTGATATCAGATTGTAAAAAGATACCACGGATTTTGTAATCTTTCTTTCCGTTTTTTTCTTCTACAATGTATTCTGCCTGTGAAATTTCTTCCGATATTAATTTCATCTTTTCTCTCTCTACTATACTATTTATAACAATTTTTATCTAAACTCAGCAATAATAGTATAATTATCACCTGAAGCAAAGTTTTTAGTAGATAATAACACATCACCAGTTGGTGTTGTAGAGTTGTTAACTATTTCATTACCTGCTGTTCTTAAATCCCAATATCCGTTACCACCTAATATAACCATAGTTGCATTAGTAGCACCGTCCCATATTAACTCAACTGCTGATTTAGGATTAGCAGAGTTAATTGAATACCATATCTTTGCAAGTTTTCTATCTGCGTTCTCGGTCATAAAAGTAACCTCTGAAGCGTCAATTTTTTTAACTAAATTTTCGCCTGTGCCATCTGAAATATTAGTCATCTTTACTACAAACTTTACGCCTGAAGTATCTGCTATTGTTTGTGTTGTTATTGTATCTGCCATTTGTTATACCTCAAATCCTGTTTCTTTATGGCACTCTAAACTAATATTAAATTTAGGTACCGTAGATTCTGCTAATAGTTGTACACTTTGTTCCGCCTCATCAACCAATTTATTTTCTGTTGGTTTTAATCCATAATTACCTCTGCCACTAATATTTAATTCTTGTTTACCTAGTGTCAGTTTTACATTACCAGTTCCAAATATTTCATAATTAATATTTGCAATACTAATCTTTGGTTGACTTGTTGCATTTTTTAATTTAGACACATCAACTATTGTACCACCATCAGATTGAATACCTTTAACGTTTGTTATAACTTTAAAATTATCATCAACCTTATGAACAATTGCTTTAGATTCTGTATCTGTATTATCAAACCAAAGTATTGTCATTAAATTTGACCATCATAATAAGTTTTACTTAATTCACCACGCTCAATTGTTTCGCCAGCTTTTCTAGTTCTAATATATGTTTGCAATGGTTTAGTTTTAGTTGTTCCTGGTTTATCGTATGTTCTAACACCACCAGAAATAGCTGTACCAGCAGTTTCTAAATATGGTGTTGATGAAGATACTTCTTCTAATTGAGCACCATAAACAAATACACCGGCGTCATTAGCTGTAGTACCATTTAATTGCATTCCTATATTTGTATTTGGTTTGTCCCAACCAGACTCATAAGTGACCGTCAATGTACATCTATACCATCCATTTCCAAAATCTGTTATAGTTGAAGAAGTATGACTTACTTCGGAAGATGTAGCAAATCCAGTCCTTGCTCCAGTCGCCGGATTAAATTGTACATTTGCTCTTTGAGCACTATTACCTATTTCTAATTGAAAAGTACCGCCAGTTCCAGCGTCAGAATTTTTAGCAAAAACACTAAATGTTTGTGTATCACCTACCGAAGGAGTATTAAAAGCAAATTTAAATAAAACTTTTGTGCCTGTATCTGACCCATTGCCTTTTATTAATGTTGCATTGCTAGTTCCAAAAGGTGAATCACCAGCATTTGCTGTAATAGTAACCCTAAATTGATTTGAAAAAGTAGAATTAAAATCAATTGAATTTGCTATAAGGTTTGTATTCATAACCGAGTTAGCTCCTGCTGCTGAATCTGAATATGTATTTGAAGTCGTAGCTGTATTATCATATTCCCAAATACTATTTGAGCCTGGTACGGTTACATATGCCATTATTCTAGTCCTATTTCCTTATCTATGTAATTATACATTACATTTGTATTTACATTATGTTGTAGAGAAACTTTATCTATTGTAGTTTCTACTTCTTTAACAATATCATCATTATCATAATCAATCATATTATAAAAGTCTGTTACCACATCTTTATGTTGAGGTGGCAATTCTTTAAATGTTGAAGAGTCAACAACGTTTTGTTTAATTACTTGGCTGACTCTCATCATTAGTCGCTGGTGCCTCTGCTGTTGGCGCCTCTGTTTCTGGTGTAAATTCAATTTCTTTTCCAGTAGTGTCCATCATTTGGTCAGTTTTTGGCGAAGGATCCGTAACCGCTGGTTTAGGGTCGCTATGTGCCTCTGGTTGAATATCTGCAAATATTTTACCTGCAATATCTTGCCTTTGAGCGTCTAAACTAGTTGCAACCTTATCCCTTAAAGCATTTTTAAAAGCTTCGCCTGCGCCAGCATTATCTCCTGAATTTAATTTATCAACAAAATCTTTAATTTTTTCCGACATAATTTATTCTCCTATTTGATTTCTCTAGTGAATTCGCCTGCGTCTGGCATAGCGATAACACCATCATCAATTTCTTTTTTAATTTGTTTATCAATACTTTCTATTTCTCTATCTGTTTGTCTTAATACTTGTTTTCTAACATACTCAACAGAAAAATATTTACCAACATAATCTCTCATTGAATCGGCCAGTCTCAATCTTTCCATAAGCATTTCTGACTCTTTCAATTCTGCAAAATGTCCATCTTGTAAGAAATTATATTGTATGCTATCTCTTAATCCATACCATTCTTGTTCTGCAATTACACCTTTTAAAACTAATTGAGTTCTTAATAAATCGTTAAAGACTTCAGTAAATTTCTTTCTTAATCTTTGAACAAATTTAGTAAATTTCAATTCGTCTCTTGTAATTTCAGTAGAACGGCCTAAATTAAATCCTGAAGAAGACTCTAATCTACTTACAGGAACGTTTAAAGAACGATATAACTTCGCTCTAAAATACTCAATGTCTGCAATCTCACCTAGATTAGCACCACCTGGTAAAGTATCTATTTGTGTTCCTCTACCACCTTCTCTACTAGGTAACCAGAAATCTTCCAACATAGACATATAGTTTCTGTCGTCTCTGATTTCACCTGTTGTTGCGTCATAAACAAGTTTGTTTCTATATCTTGCCATAACATCACGTAGATATTGTTCTGCTTTTACTTTAGGTAAATTACCAACATCAATCTTAAAAATTCTTCTTTCAGGTGCTCTTGCTATTCTGTAAATAACTGAAGCGTCTTCAATCATACGCAACTGATTTACAGGTTTAATTGCTTTATGTAAGTATGATAAAACAATATTTTTGTTTTGGTCAACTATACCAGACGGACAAAATGTTATTGCGTCTGTAGCAATTTTAATACCACCAGATGTAGTATTTGAAACACCTTTTTCGTTGTAGATAAAGTATTCTTCAAACTCATCTATAACCGTTAGACCATAAGGAGTAGGACCATCAGGTCTTTTCTTTCTTATTTCTCTAATCTTTTTGATTTTTCGTGGGTCAATATATCTTACTTCAGTAATACCTTTAACTGGTGATTCTCTATCAATAATTTTATGATAGTAAATTCTACCGTCAACATACCATCTTCTAAATAAGTCGTGACCTCTAGTATTAAAGTTCATTAACCTTAATACTTCTTTAAATTCCGTGTCTATTTTCTTTTTGATTTCCGTACCATAGGTAACGTTTGCCAAATCCAACTTTACAGCGTCTTTGAGTTCATTAGAAACTATTGCTTCGTTTACAATATCTTCAATTGCCATATCACACTCGGGGTGTAATGCAATCTCTCTATATCTTCTAATTAGTTCCTGC